TGATGGAACTCACTATGAAAACTAAATAAATTATGAAAAAATACGATTATTTAAACCCCGAAATTATCGAGAAGATTAAGGAAAATAAAAATAATACCCAAATCGCAAATGAATTATTGCCTGATGGAAATTATAAAGATTTAGATTGCTTACGTAAACAAGTGGCTTTTGTTAAAAAAAATAGTGATTCTTTAATTTTAGATACTCCTATTTTTAATAATAAAAAAACAAATAAAAGTCAAGCGTTAGAAGTATATAAAAACGGAAACGTAGATAATATTTTGATAATTGGGGATTTACACGCACCGTTTACAAAATATGGTTATTTGAAATTTTGTAGAGAGCAACAAGAGATACACGATTGCGGTACTGTTATTTTTATAGGCGATGTAATAGATAATCATTATTCAAGTTATCATGAATCAGACCCTGACGGATACGGAGCTGGTGAAGAATTAGATAGGGCAATTGATATGATTGCAGACTGGTATCATACGTTTCCAAAAGCGACGGTTATAATAGGAAATCATGACCGTTTAGTTTATCGTAAGGCTTATAGTTCTGGAGTTTCTAAGAAGTGGATACGTGAATATAAAGAAGTTTTAAATACTTCTGGATGGGATTTTGTGGAAAATATAGAATTTCACGGAATTAATTTCAATCATGGTGAGGGTGGAACTGCAAGAAATAGAATTAAAAGCGAATTACAAAGTCAAGTACAGGGACATTTACATACACAACTTTATAATGATTTTTTAGTAGGAGCAAATTTTATAGTATTTGGAATGCAGGTTGGTTGCGGTATTGATATTAAGAGTTATGCTATGGCTTACGGGAAACACTATAAAAAGCCTGCGATTGGGTGCGGTGTAGTTTTAAATAAAGGAACTTTACCTATTGCAATTCCTATGAAAATGTAACAAATAATAAACAAAAACGTTAAAAACTATAAATTATGGCAGATATTACAAAATGTAAAGGTGGTAACTGTAATGTGAAAGAATCATGTTATAGATTTACTGCAAAAGATAACGAATATAGACAAGCATATTTTTCAGAATTACCTATAAATAAAGATGGTAAATGTGATATGTATTGGGGAGAAAATCAAGAAAATATTTTAAATCAATTAAAAAATATAGTAAATGAAAAAACAAAGTAACCTAACCAGAATTAAACGTATTTTAGAGTTTTACCGCAAACGTGGTTGTAATTCTGAACGAGCAAATGAAGTTTATAGAAAAATTATAAAAGAGAGATTATGTTAACAATTACAAATGAAGATAATATGCTATTAATGGCACGTTATCCAGACAATTATTTTGATTTAGCTATTGTAGACCCGCCTTATGGAATTGATTTAGCTAATATGAATATGGGAATAGGTAATACACCAAAAGCATCAAAAGCTAAAAATAGAAAATGGAAACCTAAAGATTGGGATAGTTCAATTCCAAGTGACGAATACTTTAAAGAACTTTTTAGAGTTTCTAAAAATCAAATTATATGGGGGGGTAATTATTTTAATTTAGGAATATGTAATAAATTTATTATTTGGGATAAAGAAATTCCTGAAGGATTATCATTTTCAGATTGTGAATATGCTTGGACTTCTTTTAGTGGTGCAAATAAAATATTTAGATATTCAGCATACTTAAATAAAAGCGAAAAATTTCATCCAACACAAAAACCACCACAATTATATAAGTGGTTAGTTGACAAATACGCAAAAGAAAATGATAAAATACTTGACACACATTTAGGTTCAGGCTCAATAGCAATAGCTTGTCACGATTACGGATTTGATTTAACAGCGTGTGAATTAGATAAAGAATACTTCGACAAAGCAATGCAAAGAATACAAAACCACGTGGCACAACAAAAATTATTTTAGTTAATAAAATGTTAAATAATATACAAAGTGTATATATTATTTATAGATTTGTAACCAATTAAAAAACTAAATTATGAGCAAATTACAATTTTTTGAAATGCGCGCCGCAGAAATGGTGGCTATGTATGACAGCACTTTTACAAAGAAAGATGCTGTAAAGACTGGAGAGCAACTGATCCAATCCGTTCTGGACGATGGTAGTTGCGATATTATGCAGTTAGGGGCAAATCTAGCCCGTTTGGAGCAAGTTGTTTCAAGTGCGATGGCAAAGTTTAGAAGTCATATTATCGACGCTGAAAAGCAGGTTATTTTAGGCGTTGAATTTTCGCCCGTAAATGGTGGCAATACCGTAAATTATGCAGACGATGAAATATGGTCCACGATTAAGGCAGATTTAGACGCCCGTACCGAACAGCTGAAAATGGCACAGAAACAAGATACGTTTGATGCTTATGGAAATCAAGTGCCGAAAGTTTCAACAACACCGAGAAAATCATCAATAACAATAAAATTTTAAATTATGAAAGTAGAAATAGTAGTGAAACAATTTAATGATTCTTATGAAGATTTTGAAATGAAAGTTAATCGTGAATTATATCTTTGGATAAAGGAAGGTGTAGAAATTAAAGATGTCAATATACTTCATGATGGAAAAAGTTTAATTGCAATTATTAAACATATTTAGTATATCTACAAAAACAAAACAAATTTAATAATAATTTAAAATCAAAAAAAAATTATGCTAGTAGGTCAAAAAGTAAGATTAAAAGAAAAATGCGAATTTACAAGAGAATTCGATAGACACAATCCAACGAACAAAACAGGAGTAGTGGTTGAGGTAGGAAACTATAAGAATGATAGAACTAGGACTCCAGATTTGCCAATAGTTGTAGATTGGGGAGGATTCACAAATAGTTATAAATTTATTAATTTATATGAGGTAGAAGAATAAATTTTAACTATATTTACAAAATCATAATAACAGGGGTAAGGCTTCCGCCCCGTCATTGGAAGCCAGAAAAAATAAATATTATGAGTGAATTATCTAAAAGAGAGCAATTAAAAGCGTCTCAAGAATTACAACAAAATTCAAACCCAGCTAAAAAATTCTACAAATGGGTTGGAGAACACAAAAAATTTAGTTATTACATTAAAGAAACAAAAGAAAATGTATTAGTAGATTTACCTTTTCGATTTGTTACTTTAGGCAGACCATTATTTTGCGTTAAGGGATTTAATGAAAAATTAAACATTGGACTTTATTCGAATGAAGTTAGAAGTGTGAAAGATGAAATGATTGTGCGTTATTTTGACAAAAACCAACCTATTATTGCAAAAGGTATTTGGGCTGATGTTAAAGAAAAAGCCGATGTGGTGGGTGGTAAATATCATTTATCAATTTACGGGTATGATTTGGAAAATCACGAAATCATTAACATCGATGTTAAAGGTAATGGAATTGGAGAATGGGGAGAATTATTTAAAAAATGCTCTTCAAGATTAGCCGATGAAATTGTTATAGTAAAAGGTTTTAAAGATGGGAAAAAGGGAAGTGTAAAATACACATACCCAACTTTTGAATTAGAGCGTTCAGTTTCAGACGATGAACTTGACGAGGTTATTGATGCCTTGGATGTTCTTAAAAAATATCAATTAGACTATTTTAAAAACAAAGGAGCGGAGCCAGTTATTGATGAACCTATTATCGATGAAGATGATTTAGAATTTTAATATAAAGGCTCTGGTAAGGCTGAACCACCTCGAAAGGGGTGGTTTTTTTATTTTACATTTCTAACGAAATGCAAAATTATAGCGCTTTTTTATTAAATAGTAAACATTTTTAGGTTTTCCTTATAGGGTCTTGTAGAAACAATTTTTAAAAACACATAGGTGTACCCCAAAAAGATAAAAAAATGTTTGCTATGTTTGCTATTTAAAAAAAATACATTAAAATGTTTTTTATATTAATATATTTTATATATTTGTATAACCTTCGACAGTTAAAAGATATTTTATTAATCCCATAACGAAGGCGAGTCGAAGGCGCTGGAGTTATGGGATTTCTTATTTAAAAAAATTATGGAATTTAAAAATTATTTTGGATACAAAGTATTTGAAAACGGAAATGTAGTAAACTCTAAAGGTGTTATTTTAAAACCAAGTAAAATGGGTTTTTATGAGTTGTCAATAATGGGTAAAATTAAGAGAGTAAATTCTGGAGCGATTGTATTATTTTCTTTTAAAATTTATCCTTTAAGATTTAATCAAAATGTAAAACATATAGATGGAAATGTTTTAAATAATTCTTTAAATAATTTAAAATGGTAGATATAAAATTTTCAGTTTTTAAAGACCTTTTAAAAACAAAAGACACACCCTATCTGGTGGATTTGACAAAAATTGTCAATCGTATAAAACAAGGCAAGTCTATTGAAATTATCAATAGGGTTCGAAGCGCTAACAACAAAGAAGAGGCTGACCAAATTAAACAGCAGTTACCTTGCATTTTATTCGCTGGTGAGTTTGCACAAAGGAACGGAAACGGACTTGTAAAAGCCTCGGGGCTTATGTGTTTGGATTTTGACAAATATGAGAATGATGCGGTTATGCTCGAGCATCGGGCGATGTTGGAGCGTAATCCGCACTTTGTTTTAATATTTACTTCGCCAAGCGGTAAAGGATTAAAGGGCGTTATAAGGGTTTCGCAAAATATTACAAAGGAAACTTTTCCTAAAATATTCAAGGCTTTTAAAAAAGAGTTTGACTATGATTATTGGGATGGTTCAAGTTGTAACATTGACCGTGTATGTTATGAATCTTACGACCCAGATATTTATGTAAATGAAAACGCTACAATGTATGACCCAGTTTTAATTGATACAGGATATTCAAACCACGAAAAAGCACCACTTATCCCTGTTACTGACGAAGACAAAATCATTGAAAAAATAATGAATTTTGATTGGAAAAAGGATTTTAGAGAGGGAGAGCGAAATGCTTTTATATTTGATTTGGCTGGTATGTTCTGCGAGTATGGAGTTAGCCAATATACAGCCGAGGGATATATTTTAAATAATGTTGTTATTGGGGAATTTTCAGAAACAGAAGCTAAAACCACAATCAAAAGCGCATACAAAAAAAGACAGTTTGGATCTAAATATTTTGAGGATTATGTAAAGATTGAAAGGGTAAAGGTTGATTTGAAAAAAGGTAAAGATGCAGTTGTAAAAAAACACGGTATATCGGAGGATACTTTTGATGAGTTAAAGGAAGTATTAGAACACGAAGATTTTTGGTTTTCAAATATAGACAAAAATGGTAAAGAAAAAATAACCATTGATGCTTTGAAATATAAGTTATTCCTGGAGCGAAACGGTTTTAAGAAACATTATCCAAACGATAGCCAAAAACCATCTTGGGTATTTATTGAATCCAACAAAGTGAAAATAACAAGCGTTGAGATTATAAAAGATTTTGTACTCGATTACTTAATGGAAAAGAAAGAGTTTGAAGTTTGGAATTATTGCGCAAAATATCAAAACCTATTCGCTGAAAATTTCCTTTTGATGCTCGAGAGTATAGAATTGAAAATGCTAAACGATACCCGTACTACTTCTTATATTGCTTTTAATAATGGTGTTTTAGAAATCACAAAAAACGAAATTAAGTTAGTAGATTATATTGATATTGATTTTTACATTTGGGAGGAGCATATTTTAAAACGGGATTTTACACCATTGGATGAATTTGATAATGATTATAAAAAATTTATTTTTAACATATCAAATAATGAGCCGTTAGCCATTGAATGTGCTATTGGGTATCTTATATCAACTTATAAAAATCGTTCAAATAACAAAGCTATTATATTAAATGATGAGGTAATAAGCGAAAACCCCGAGGGCGGAACTGGCAAGGGTGTATTTGTACAGGGCATTAACCAAATTAGGAAAACATCAATAATTGATGGGAAGTTATTTGACGGTAAAAAATCTTTCCCATACCAGACCGTTAGTTTGGATACAAAGATATTAGTGTTTGATGACGTTGTAAAGAATTTCAATTTTGAAGAAAAGTTTAGTTTGGTTACCGAGGGATTGACTTTGGAACGTAAAAACAAAGATGCGGTTAAGTTAAATGTACACGAAAGCCCGAAACTTATAATATCAACAAATTACGCAATAAGAGGAGAGGGTAACAGCCACGATAGACGACGATACGAATTAGAAATTGCACAATTTTACGGCAAAGATTTAACACCAGAGGATGAATTTGGCAGACAATTATTTGACGATTGGACTGAATTGGACTATCAAAAATTTGACAATTATATTGTGTATTGTTTACAGTTATTTTTAAAAACTGGACTTGTAAAACAAAACGCCAAGAATATCAAGATGCGTAAATTCATAGCCGAAACAGCGATGGAGTTCTTTGATTGGATTAAAGAGAGCGACAATGTGCCACGTAATGAGCGAAATGATAAAAAGGTTTTCTTTGATAAATTTATAGAGGAATACCCTGATTTTAAGAAATGGCTAACGAGAAAGAAATTTAATATTTGGGTGCAGAAATATTGCAGCTTTATGAAGTTTGAATATTTAAGCGAAAACTCAAACGGATTGCAATGGTTTATGATAAAAAATGATGACGATTTAAATAACGATGACGATATAATATTTTAATTATGAAACTAAGAGACTATCAAATAAAACTTTCAAACGATGCGACTGAAATTTTAAAGATTAAAAACATAGTTGTATTGGCGATGGAAGTCAGAACTGGCAAAACACTTACAGCACTTCAAACCGCACAGAATTACGGGGCGAAGTCTGTACTGTTTGTGACAAAGATTAAGGCGTTTTCGTCTATTCAATGGGATTTTGACAATTTTGGATTTGATTTTAAATTGACGATTATCAATAAAGAAAGTTTGCATAAGGTGGACCAAGATTTTGATTTAATCATTTATGATGAGTTCCACGGGTTTAGCGCATACCCGAAGCCGTCGAAGTATCAAAAGGATGCAAGGGCAAAATATAGTCACTTGCCTATGATATTGCTATCTGGAACACCAACCCCCGAGAGCCACTCACAATGGTTCCACTCTTTGCAATTGTCCGACAGTTCGCCCTTTAAGGAATATTCTAATTTTTATAAATGGGCGAAAGATTTTGTAAATGTAAAAACAAAACATTTAGGATATGCAACCGTCAACGATTACAGCGATGCGGATATTCGACATATTCAGAGGCGTATTAAATATTTTATGCTCACTTTCACACAAGCACAAGCAGGGTTCACCTCAACGGTTAACGAAATGATATTAGAAGTTGAAATGAAACCCGTCACAAGATTAGTGATTGAACGATTGAAAAAGAATCTAATCGTAAAGAACACCGACGGACAGGTTATCCTTGCCGATACGGGTGTTAAATTAATGCAAAAGATACACCAGCTTTCAAGTGGAACGTGTAAATTTGAGGATGGAACTTCAAAAATCTTGGACTATTCAAAATCTGAATTTATAAAAGAAAATTTCAAAGATTATAAAATAGGGATTTTCTATAAATTTAAAGAAGAGTTAAATATGCTCCAAGAAGTATTAAAAGACAAACTTACAACGGACTTGTCAGAATTTGACAACTCCGATAAATGGATAGCCTTGCAGTTCTTGTCAGGTCGTGAAGGATTATCACTGAAACAAGCTGATTATATCGTAGCTTTAAATATTGATTTTTCGGCAACTACTTACTTTCAATTCAAAGATAGGATGACAACTATGGAGCGAAAGGAAAATACTTTGTTTTGGATATTTTCAAAAGACGGTATTGAATCTAAAATTTATAAAACGGTTTTAGGTAAAAAAGATTATACATTAAACTTATTCAAAAAAGATTATGGAACAAGCCATCCAAAAGAAAATTACGACACAACTCGAAGCGCACGGTTACTTCGTGGTTAAACTAATAAAGACCAACAGAAACGGAATACCTGATTTGTTGGCAATCAAAGAAAAACGTGCAATCTTTATAGAAGTCAAACAAGAGCACGGGAAATTATCAGAGATACAGCGGTATCGAATAAACGAATTAAGAAATAAAAAAATAGAATGTTATGTCTGGACAAGCTTCGCCACAAATTACGATAAAAAAGACCCGTTTATATTTAAACTTTGAAACTCAAATTTCACCAACCGGAAGACCGTTTCGATTAAGTGGCACAGCAAAGAATATGCAGCTCCCGAGCAAATATATCGATAGGGTTGAGCGTTGGCATTGGGTGCATACATTTAGATATCTTGATGAAAAAGGAGGGCTTGTTTCGTTTGAATTTGATTATAATGATATTTTTTATC